ACGAGTATTGACTTTGACAGGTAAAGTTCTGAAAAAGTCTATGGTTCCTAACATGGCATAAACATCACCACCATAAGATGTAATATGTAAGTTGATGTCTTGTTTGGGATTTACTCTTATAAAATTATCAAATCGTGTCATTACTGCGTACAATTGGTCTTGGTCAATTTCATAGCTTAGATACATTGTACTTTTTTCTAAATTTATACCCCATTCCAAATTTTTAAAAAGTAATTGCTGACTTGAAGTTAATTTAGAACCGTTTGAGTAGTTCACCTTTATCGGTACATTAGTTGTTTCCATTTATTCTCCTTTTCTAAAAATAAAAATGGGTTCGTATTTATATCCTGCTCCCATTACACTTGATAATGTTAGCTGTATTGTTTCTTCTTGAATAAATCCAAGTGATTTAGAAATATTAATTGTTTCTTCTTCTATGAATTTATATTTTGGTGTATTTGCTATATTATATAACATATAACCATTATCTTTAAGTCCGTTATAACAATTTTGAATTGTCTGTCTTAAAAAACCATTCACCCACTCATCTTGGGTAGGGAACTTTTTATAACTTTGTGTTGATTCTTCTGAGTACTTTTCAGTATCAAAATAAGGTGGTGAGGTAAAACACAAATCCAAAGACTCTTTCTTTGGTATGTACTCTTCACTTCCTTGTTTATATATATTTACCTTTTTGTTTATATAACCAAAATCTTTGCTCATTTTTATCAGACCATCATATGTTTTAGAACTTGGTTCCGTTCCAATATAATGCCGAATATTTTTCGATGATAGTGCACCAAGTAGTCTTCCACCCCATCCACAACTCATATCCCACACAACTCCATCTCCACCATACTTTTCATAGATTAGTTTTGCTGCCGTAGGTCTGAAATTACTTACGGATTGAGTACCACTATAAATTTTTATTGATTGTCTAAGTCTATTTTCATGAAATACATTTCTCTCCCCATTTGGGTCTTCACCTTTATAGTGTTTCTGTTCCCAATTCCAACACTTTCTAATTGTAGATTTGAACATATCGTCATCCAAGAATATCTCCATCGGTGATTTTTTAGCACTACCACACACCACTTCCCAAAAGTGTGGATGGTAAGTCCAACACAACCTCAAACCATGCATAGTCTGTACTATCTGATTATCTTTGAATATCGTATCGACATCAAACTTTCTCAGTTTCTTTAAGTGGTCGTGTTTTTCATCTTCACGAATTGTGTAGTGGGGGAATCCATGACGCCTGTAATAATCGAATATGACTTCTACACCATACTCTCTATCTACTACATCTATTGAATTTGTAACCCTTTCGAACTCCAAGTCTTTCTCATCCACATCGATGAGTTTACCGAGAGTTTCATAGTTTACTCTTGCCATTAGGGTAGATTTAGTTTTTTAACTTCCTTTGGCTCCGTTCCAAATTTTTGGAGTATGGACTTCAATTCAGCCTTACCTTGTTCGGAACTATAATAGATTTCTAAGTATTCGTTAGCCTCTTTCATACTAACTTGATGATATTTTGTAACGATTTCTACAACCCATTGAGGATGTTTCATAACCTTTTTTCCTTTAGTATATCTTAACCATTGTTTACCCTTTGGTAATATCTCGGTATACAATCTGTATAAGTCTTTTGGTTTTAATTTGTATTTTTGTAGTTCATTGACTATATCAACCCAATTCATATTCATCGATAAAAAACGATGAACCATGTAATTAGACCAAGTTTTTCTATCGGCATCATTTAAGTTTTCCCAATAGTTCTTAGTCTGTTTAGATGTTATGTGGGTGATGTGGTCAAACAAAGATTTTGTTTTCATGATTATAATTAGTTTGTTAAATTTTCAAATCATTCTTTATAATGCACATCAATACCTTGATTCATCCATTGTTTATTCCATAACCTCATTTTACCTCTATTCGATATAGTTTCAAGCTCCTCGGTAGTTGAACTACCATATTCGAGTGTACAATTTAATTTTGATGATATATTTTTTACCACATCAAGATTAAACTTTTCTTGATTAATGGACGGATACACTGTTGACAATCCAGCCATGATGTCTCCCATATCACCAACAAATTCTTCTTTATCAAGTAAAACTGCCTTAAGTTGCTTCTTGTAATCTAATTTTCTAATATGATTTGCCATATCAACATCTATATCATAACTAATAGTCATGTTTGTCTCTGTCCAATCAAAGATATCTACCTTTCCACCACCTACAAATTTTTTCCATTTACCATCACTAAAAAACGAAGCATCATTTCTTGAATTCCACTTAATCTCAATACCAAGTTTGCTGGTCTCTTCAGAGATAGAATCTTGAAATCTTGACCAAACATGGTCTTGTTCCTTCTTAGAAAATAAGTTAAAGTTTGTTATTCTTGGGCCTTCAAGATAAAAGGCTGTGGTGGGTACACCAAGTTCTTGGTCTATAATTAATTTACCATTTTCGTCTCTTGGTGGGGGCGAGTTAATAGCATCAAAGATTCTAACCTTCTCATCTAACTCATCTAAAATATGTGTGATATCATCAGGATAAACACCGAAAAAAACTGGAATGTTCTTTTTCATTGACCATTGTATAATAGTAGGTTGTTGGATATCTACTAAAGTTTGATATTCCCAAATACCTGTGTAAAGTTCTTTTGATATTAAACCAAAATCGACATACCTAATCTGAGTTTCCATACCATCCTTCATAGTATAAACTTTCTGTTAATTCTTCACCTTTTTTTATATCACGATTTGCAATAAAATAAAAATCTCGGTTTCCTCTTGAGAACGCATCGAGATTTGGTGTATCAGAATAGTTTTGGAAAAACCATGTGGATTGATAATTTATATCTTTTGTAGTGTACATCCAAAGTGGCCCAAGTTCTTTACTCCAAGTAAAATCCTCGCCCATAACCTCTACTCCACAATGTGCCTGAATATCGTATACACATCGTAATAGACCTTCTGAAAAATGGGAAATATCTTCCCACTCTACCCAAGACTTAACACTTTTTGGGGCTAAATCCCATACACTCGTTCCCTTTGGTATATCTCTTATCGCGACGGCACCAACCCCATCACATATTTTGGATGGGAATGGACGAGCCCATATATGATTTTCAAACCAATTAATTACAAATTCTTTACTATTCATAAATAGATACCTTTATTTTTTTAGCATATGTTGCTATTTGTCCTCTGTCTAAATCTTTCCAATTTGTTGCAATGGGACATAGTGAAACAGAAACTAAAAGACTTTCAGCACTCATGAATGTTATATAATCTCCTTTTACCGCGTCAGACGGGTAATTAACTAAGTAACCATCAGGATTACACCTAAATTTATCGAACAAATTTATTGTATTGTCATTCAGATGTTCAACTCCTAATCCAAACTCCTTTATACTATTAAGAAAGTTTGTTTTACAGCTTACATCTCGTTTAGTTTCTGTATAATCACAATAACCCATAACTCCATGATGAAAATATCCTTGACTTGATGATTCATACTCTGTCTCATCAACACACTTTGCTATTATTTTGCGTTCTACATAATCAGACCATAAATCATAACCTTTAGTAACTTTTCTTCCATGCATAAACATAGTATGATGCATACTTAGGAATTCGTGTTTAGGATTATCTTTAGTCCAAATTGCTACATCTAATATTTGTTGTCCTTCCAACAATTCAAATTTAAAGTAATGAGAGCTAGGAACTTCAAATGTAAATCCACCACTCTCAACGATAAACTCATTGGTCATATACTACTTGTTTTTCCTTATAGACTAAGAATAATCCACCTGAAATCATTACGAGTCCAACTATCTGCCACAAGGATGGTGACATGGATAGAAAAAAGTAACCAAGTGTCACTCCAAAAATTGGTGTTCCCAATTCAACTAAACCTGTATTTGTAGCTCCAATATTCTTTACAGCTATCCAATAACAGAAGTATGCTATAAAACTTGCAACTACTGAAATGTATGCGATTGCTAACAGACCGTTGAATGTTACCTCTGAAAGTGTTGTCATAGGTGATTGAAATAATGAAACATAAATAAACACTTGTAGAAAATCATAAAATACAATTGTAAGTGGTTTATACTTTTTCATAATACCTTGTCCTACTATTAAATAAGCAACCCAAGTAAGACAGGCTGCAACATCTAATAACACACCTTTAGTATTTAGACCTTCAAGTGAGAATGTTGGTATCAACTCAATTGCAAACATACAACCAAGTGTTCCCAATCCTAATGCAAGCTTTCGGTTATTACTAAACTTCTCTCCATAATAAAGTATGGAAATCAGACATAACACAAATGGATACATATAGAATATTGCGTAAATTACAGGTAAGTTCGGGTCAAGTAATTCCCAAGCAAACCAATATACCAATAAATGTATTGCCAATATTACACCATTAATCAAGAATCGTTTTCTATCTTCTTTCTCAACTAAGAACAGATTTTCACCTGTTGTTTGTTTCTTCCACAACATCACTCCACCAAACAATAAGGTAGCGATTAAAAACCTAACCGATAAAACCGATACAGGCCCTGCTCCTTCTGCAAATATAAAACTACCAGTTATTTCAAGTGTTGACCATGCAAATACTGCGATTGCTGCTGCTATAAATCCTTTTAAAAATTTAGTCATTTTTATTTCCTATATTTAAGTTAAAACCATAATACAACTTAACCCTTAAATCACCTTCTCCACTTAATTCAGCGGAAACAAATTGATTGGGTTCTCCATACTGATACACAACACCATAAAGTGCCTGTGTTTCATCTTCGGTTCTTTCCAAACCACCAATTAGTCCTAAACCTTTTAGATGCCACATATTAGGTAGTCTAACAACGGCTCTTCCCCATTGGTAATCTTCTCTAAATTCTGTAACATAATCTACGAACTCACTATATCCACTTATATCAAGTGCCTGTCTGTTTTGGTCATCAAGTGATA